TTTAATATATAATGATACACAATCAGACAAAGCAGTTTGTGTAGTAGCATTCGGTGGAGACAAAACTGTATCTAGCGGAACTTTTACAATTCAATTTCCCGCAGCAGCAGCTTCAACAGCTATAGTTCGTATAGCGTAGGTATCCCATGTCGGTAGGATGGGGTCGATTATCCTGGGGACAAGCAGGTTGGAACGACGCAACAACTGTTAAACAAGGTTGGGGTCGTCTTACATGGGGATCACAAGATTATGGCGAATCACCTACAGTAACTCTTTCAGGGCAACAAGCAACAGCATCCGTAGGTGAAATTACAGTAGTACAAAGACCTGGTTGGGGTACATTAGACTGGGGTGAAAATGGTTGGGGTACTGTTGAGTCAGCAGTACTTAATTTAACTGCTCCTAGTGCAATAACTTCTAGCGTAGGATCCATATCTCCTGCAGATGTCATGGGACTTACTGGTCAAGAAGCAACAAGTTCTGTTGGAGAATTTACATTTATTTTATCTCCTACAATTACACCAACAGGTCAAGAAGCAACTTCTTCTGTAGGAAGTATCTCTCCTGCTGATGTTATGGGGCTTACTGGAGTAAGTGCAACATCTAGTGTGGGAACTATTTCTCCTGCCGATGTCATGGGAGTTACTGGAGTAAGTGCAACCGCTTCTGTAGGTGAAATTGAAACAAGTGACGCACAAGTATTTACATTAACTGGCGTAAGCGCTAATTCTTCTGTAGGATCAATTATAATTGAAATAGGAGTTCCTTTAACGGGAGTTTCTGCAAGTGCTTCTGTAGGTGCAATTACACCAGCAGATGTTGTAGGATTAACAGGACAAGAAGCAGCTACAAGTGTAGGAAACGTTATTCCAATAGGATATGGAGATGTTGATATCACTGGAAATACAAGTTATAATGAGGTTGACGTTACAGGAAATACATCGTATACAGACGTAACTCACGTAGTTTAGGAGAAAAAATTATGGCTTCAACATACTCAGATCTTGGTTTAGAACTAATGGCAACTGGTGAAAACGCCGGTACATGGGGAACAAAAACCAACGCAAATTTAAATCTTATTGAACAATTAACAGGTGGTTATTTATCTGTTTCTATCGCTGGTGGTGCAGGAACTCAGGCTTTAGATATTGATAACGGTGCTTTAACAGGTGAAGCACAAAACAGAGTTATAGAATTTACAGGGACAATAAGTGGAAACAGAATTATAACAGTTCCTGTTAACACAGAAAATTTTTACTTTATTAAAAATAACACATCAGGTTCATACACAGTACAATTAAAAGCAGCTTCAGGTTCAGGTGCAACGGTTACTTGGGCAACAGGAAATAAAGGTTGGAAAGTAGTTTACTTTGATGGTGTTGCAACTAATACAGGTGTTTATGAAATTGAGATAGATACTACCTCAACTCCTGGCGGTTCAGACACACAAGTACAATTTAATAATTCAGGAGCTTTTGGTGGAGATGCAAACCTTATTTGGAATTCATCTACAGGTTTGAACATAGGTTCTCAAAAAGAACTAAGACTTCAAGATACTACAGGTGGAGAGTATGTGGGTCTAAAATCAGCTGGTACAGCAACTTCTTATACGTTGACTCTTCCAGCGGCTGTAGGTGCTTCAGGAACAGCTCTAGTAACAACTGATGGATCAGGTACTTTAGGGTTTACAGCAACATCAACTTTTGGTATATCAACAGGAAAAGCTATTGCAATGGCAATGATTTTCGGTTAAAAATAAGCGAGGAAATAAATTATGGCAAACCCAAATATAGTAAACGTAACATCGATCCTAGGTAAATCCGTACAGGAAGCTTTAACTACTACATTAACAAATGAAATTTTAGCATGTCCTTCTGACAAATTGCTTAAAATTAATAGTATCATGATTGCAAATATCGATGGCTCATCAGCTGTTGATGTTTCAGTTTTTATAACTAAAAGTGGTGGATCACCAATCGCAATTGCAAGCACAATTTCTGTTCCAGCAGATGCAACTTTAGTTGTCGTAGACAAAAATGCAGGACTTTACCTACAGGAGTCTGATAACATCGAAGCAGGTGCTAGTGCAAACAGTGACGCTGTAATTACGATTAGTTACGAAGAACTAGACGACGCGTAGGAGGTCTGAACTATGTCTAATGGTGGAATCATTGGTCCTGTTCAAGATCCAACACCTGGATCAACAGCATCAGAAGCAATAACAGAATTTACATCTAGTGGAACTTATAATCCACGAGCCGGTCAAACAATAGTTGATCTTATAGTAATCGCTGGAGGTGGCGGCGGTGCCGGTTCATCTCACAATGGAGGAGGCTGTTCCGGAGGCGGAGCAGGTGGTTTAAGAGAAGTTACATCTCACCCTATTCCTGCATCACCAATTACAGTTACAGTAGGTGGCGGTGGATCTGGAGGCGGAGGCGGACAAAACGGTTCCGTTGGAGTTGCTTCTAATTTTGCGGCATCATCACCAATCGCTGCTTCAGGCGGTGGTTATGGTGGAGGAGGCCCATCAGGTTCAACTGGAGGACCGGGAGGTTCGGGAGGCTCATCAGGAGGAGCTGGAAACGCAGGATCTTATTCTCCTGTAGAAGGATATCAAGGTGCACAAAATGGTCAATGGCATGGTCAAGGTGGCGGCGGAGGAGCTGGAGGTCAAACTCAGCACCCAGGCGCTGGTCAAACTGGCGGTGCAGGAGGACCTGGAGCACCAACAACTGTAGGAAGCCCATCAGCTTCACCAAGTCCAACTGTATATGCAGGTGGTGGCGGAGGATCTTTTTATGTAAATGGTCCAGCTGGAGCAGGCGGCCCTGGAGGCGGAGGCCAAGGGGGTGCATCAAATGGAGCTAGTGGTCAGTCGGGAACAGCCAATACTGGTGGTGGCGGAGGCGGAGGAAATGGTCCTCAGTCAAACCCAACTACAAATGGTGGATCTGGTGGAACTGGAAGAGTTACAGTAAGAGAACCAGCATTTAGTAATCCGGCTACTGCACCAGGAGTTTGGTCATTAAAAGATGTTTATTCATACGAAAAAGAGGGCACGTGGCCTACATAGGGGATAATTAAAATATGGCACATTTTGCAGAAATTAAATCAAGCGACAATAAAGTTTTAAGAGTGGTTAAAATTGACAATGACGATGTTGCTAACAATGGTGGAGAATACTCTACTGAGGCTGAAACTTGGGTAGCTAATTTTATTCCAAACGATCCTTTTATTTTAGAAGATAATGGTGGAAATTATCCAGAAACTTACTGGAAACAGACATCTTATAATGCTAATGAAAGAGGGGTATATGCTGGTGTAGATTTTACATTCCATGCTGACGAAAATGAATTTAGACGTCCGCAGCCCTTTAGTTCTTGGACATGGGATTCTACTAATAAAGTTTGGGCCCCACCAATACCTTTTTGTGAAAACACAGATGAAGGTGCAACTTTTTGGGATGAAGAAAATCAAAGATGGAAAAACGGAGAAGGAACTAAATATTGGGATGGTTCCGCTTGGCAAAACGTATAAAATAGTGTACTAATACACTATTGTGTTCAACATACTTAGAAAGAAAAAAAATAAAGTTATATTCTGGAGTCACATAAAAGGCTTAGAAGAACTTGCACCAATAGAGCCTGCTACTAAATTTTTTCCTGATTGGTTTAAAAATTTAAAAGCATTTCCTAAAGGGGCTCCTTCGTGGTTTGCAGGAACAGTTAAGACTTGTCCATCTTTTGTAGATATATATAAAAGAGCGTTTGTTATACCTTTGTGGTGTGATTTAAAATTAAATATTAACAATGCTGATGATTGGACTTGGTCTTCTCCATCAGAAATTTTTCAGTTCAGTAATCACTCTTCTACACAATACACTAATTGGCTACCAGATCATGAAAAAGAAAAAATACATTTAATTTTAAAACCTAATTGTCCTTGGAGATGTAAGACTGAAAAAGGTTACATATTAATGCAGCAGCCACTGTATTACCATTTTAATCAAGACTTTGAAGTATTACCTGGATTTGTAGAAACTGATATTTATCATGAAATAAATCAACAAATGATATTTAGAAGACCTGGAGAATTTTTCTTAAAAAGAGGAACTCCATTATGTATGTATTATGTAATCAAAAGAGAGGAATTTGAATTATTAAATATTCATTACGATGACCCTATCATTAAAAACTACAATAACAAAAACACTAAACGAGGTTACTCTGGAAACAATATTAAAGATTTTTTAAGAACAAGATTTAATGGGACTTATTCTGAAATAAGAAAGAAGTACTTTAATGATTAGTAACTTATCAGATCAAGAATTTTTTGATTATTATGTAAGGGATAATGACTGGTTTCCATTACAAAACCATGGGTTAGTGGACGAAACTGTATCTTTAAAAAAAGATGATCATGATTTTCCATATCAAATTACAAGTTATTTAAATTGTTTTAAAGATATTGAACCTTATAAAAAATCTATATTAGATGTAGGCTGTGGGTGGGGTCGTGGTACATATACTATTAAAAAATATTTTCCTAGTAATCAAGTAATAGGAGTTGACTATAATCAATCATTCATTGATTATGCAAAATTAAACTATAAAGGTCCATATTATTACAATGATGATTTTTTTAAGACTAAATTAAAATCAAATAGTTTTGATTATATCATTTTAAATTGTTCTATGCATTTTTTTTATAATGAAGATCTTGCTTATAAAAATTTAAAAAAACTACTTAAACCAAATGGTAGGGTTATTATAACTGATATCTGGACTAAAAATTCTATTAATATTTTTTTAGAAAAAATAAACAGTCATAAACTTCAAGTAGAACTTAAAGAAGATATATCAGAAAGGACTATTGACTCTATGCATTTTGATATATTTAATACTTTTGTATCTCATTGGCAATTTGTAAAAGATATATCTATCTATGCTTTTTTAAAAATACAAAGAGATAGATTAAAATTTTTTAACGACGGTGTAAACAGACAATATAAATTTATATTAAAAAATGAACTCGCATAAATACACATACTGGTTTTTTGAAAAAGCTTTATCAGATAGATTTTGTAATGATTTGATAAAATATGGAAACGAGAAAAAAGAAAAACTTGCATTGACAGGAGATAAAACCCATTCTGAAAAATTAACTGAAAAAGAAATTGATGATTTAAAATTAAAGAGAGATAGCAACATTGTTTGGATAGGTGAGAGATGGATCTACAATCAGATACAGCCATTCATTAATATGGCTAACCGAAATGCCGGTTGGAACTATGAATGGGATTGGTCAGAAGAATGTCAGTTTACAAAATATAAATTAAATCAATTTTACAATTGGCATAAAGATAGTTTTCAAGAACCTTTCTCAGATGATAAACCAAAAATGTATTCTGGAAAAATAAGAAAACTATCAGTTACTTGTTTATTATCTGATCCTAAAGATTATGAAGGTGGAGATTTAGAATTTCAACCAAGAGATCAAGAAGACCCTACTACAATACTATCAACAAACCATATAAGAAAAAGAGGAACCATTATTGTATTTCCATCTTATACATGGCATAGGGTAACACCAGTAACTAAAGGGGCCAGATACTCTCTAGTAATTTGGAATTTAGGTAAACCATACAAATGATTATTAAACCTGCATTTATTACTCCTGTTTTTGAATTTGATTTAAATAATACAGATCTTAACAATAAATTAAGAGAAGACGCATACTTGCAACAAAAAAATAATAATGGAAGAGTTGTAAGTAATGTAGGAGGTTTTCAAAGTAATCATGTCTATGATACTCCTGCAGTTAAAGATTTTTTTAAAACAATAGTTCCTTATATTGAACAAGTGAAAAAAATTGTTAACTACAATAACGATTTAAATTTAGAAGGTTTATGGTATAATATAAATAAGAAAGGAGACTCTAATAAAATGCATTGTCATGGTAAGTCTATATTTGGAGCTACTTATTATATTGATGCTCCACAAGATTGTGGTGCCATAGCTTTTGAAAATTTAGATAAACATATTGTAATGAACAGCGACAACGATGCGTATGACAATCCTTACTTTAATGGTTTCTATAATTTAATTCCTAAAGCCAATCATTTAGTTGTTTTTTATGCTTGGTTAAATCATCAAGTAAATGAAAATAAATCTGACAAAGATAGGGTAAGCTTAGCTTTTAATATACAATGAATTTTCCAATAACATATTGTCCTAATTTTTTTAATAAACCAGAAGAGATAGTAGAATTTTCTAAAACTCTTGATTATCATGCTCCTGGTAAAAATGAAAATTGGAAAGGACTGCGATCTAAGTCTTTGCATTTAATAAAACCAGACTTGTTTAGTTATATAATTAATAAAGTTTTATCTTTATATTATGATTTTAATATAGAACAAATTAGTTGGGAAAATACATACGCAGCTTTTCAAAAAATGAATGATGAGTATATTGATCATAATGACATACATACTGATGAAGATTCTGAGTTAGCGGGAATAATATATTTAAACAAAAATAGTAGTATGAATAATGGAACTAGTATATATAATAACCGTAATAAAATAATTAGTGTGTCGAATGAATTTAATTCTTTGTTGTGTTATGACTCTAAATTTAAACATTCCGCCACTGATTGCATAGGAGAAAGATTAAACATTGTTTTTTTTATAGATGTTTTGGTAGCTAAACAGACTCCTTTAGACAGATACAAAAGAGTAAATTTAAATTATGACTTTTAAAGATAAAAAATATTTAGTTATTAAAAACGCAATACCTAAAGAAATTACTGATTTTGTCTATGCTTATTTTTTTCTTAAAAGAGATGTAGCCAGAACTTTATTTGATAGAAAATGGATTAGTCCGTTTGAAGAAATGCATGGGTATTGGGCAGATGAACAAATACCAAAAACTTTTTCTATTTATGGTGATGTTGCTATGGAAACTTTACTACTTAAACTATGGCCTATAATGGAAAAAGAAACAGGCATTAAATTAGTGCCTACATATTCTTATGCAAGGATGTATAAAAAAGGTGATGAACTAATTAAGCACAAAGACAGACCTAGTTGTGAAATATCCACTACACTTAATTTAGGTGGAGACCCATGGCCTATATACATAGAGCCGGATGAGACTAAAGGTAAAGATACAGGAGAAGAATATATTGCAAGTGATTCTTCTGGAATTCAAATAGATTTAAATCCTGGAGATATGTTAGTTTACTATGGGTGTATGTTAGAACATTGGAGAAAACCATTTGATGGAGATACTTGTGGTCAAGTATTCTTACATTACAATTCTCAGGATTCTATAGACAACAATAAATTTGATCAAAGACCTCATTTAGGTCTACCTAAAGAACTTAAAAAATGAATGAAATAATAGACCATATTGGCATATTTAATAATGTTTTATCGAGAGACATTTGTAGTAAGTATATTGAGTATTATGAAAATTTAAGTGACAGTAATCTTGTTAAAAAAAGAACAGAATATAGTCATAACCCCAAATTATCTCATGAAGTTTCCGATACAGCAACAGATATATTAGCTAATTGTTTTTACAATAATTTACCAATTCCTTATATTGTAAAAGATTTTGTTCCTAAATTTTGGGAGATGTATAATATTTATGCGGACAAATACAGTTTTTTACATAAATTAAATCGACATAATATAATAGATATTAAGATACAAAAAACAAATATAGGAGAGGGCTTTCATGAATGGCATTGTGAGAAAGCATCTTTAAATGATAGAAACAGGTTATTAGCTTTTATGGTATATTTGAACGATGTAGAGGAAGGTGGAGAGACAGAATTTTTGTATCAACATAAAAGAATTAAACCTGAAACTGGAAAATTATTGATGTGGCCATCTCAATTTACTCATATTCATAGAGGAAACCCTCCATTATCCAACGTAAAATATATATTGACTGGTTGGGTAGAATATGTATCGTGAACAATTAACGTTTAAATTTTAGTTTTTTGTTATATAATAGGGAATTATGTTACAAAAATTAGGCTTTGCTCCAGGATTCAATAAACAAGTCACAGAGACCGGTGCTGAAGGGCAATGGTTTGATGGTGACAATGTTAGATTTAGATACGGTACACCTGAGAAAATAGGTGGTTGGCAACAGTTAGGGTCAGACAAATTAACGGGTGCAGCTAGAGCTCTTCATCATTGGGACGATAACGCTGGTATTAAATACGCAGCTATAGGGACTAATAGAATTTTATATGTATATTCGGGCGGAACTTATTATGATATACACCCTATTCGAACCACTTTAACTGGCGCAAAATTTACAAGTACATCATCTTCTAAATCAGTCACGGTAACATGCACCGGGGCTCATGGATTAATTGAGGATGATATCGTTATGTTCGATTCAGTAAGTGGGGTTACCGGTATAGGATCTACTTATAATGACGCTACATTTGAAGACATTAAGTATATGGTAACGTCTGTTCCAACCACGTCTACGTTCACAATTACAATGGAAAATACAGAGACAGGCACACCTTTGACTACGAGTGATGGAAACAGCACTTCTATACTTTGTTATGAACACGTAGGACCATCACAACAATTAGGTGGATTTGGATGGGGTGCTGGTTTATGGAGTGGTACATCGATTGCTTCTGCAACTACAACTTTAGCATCTACTATTAATGACAGTGTAACCGATATTCCTTTAACCAACTCAGCAGCTTTTCCATCTACTGGAGAAATAAGAATTGGCTCAGAGGATATAAGCTATACTAACAATGACACCACAACTAACATCTTAAGTGGTGGTGCAAGAGAAGTTAATGGTACTACTAAAGCCGGACACAGTGCAGGCGCAACTGTAACAAACATTTCTGAATATGTTGGATGGGGTGAAGCAGCTTCTTCTGACTTTACAATTGATCCAGGTTTATGGGTTTTAGACAATTATGGCACAAAACTTATTGCACTTATATATAACGGTAAATGTTTTGAATGGGATGCAGCTGCATCAGGAGCTGTAAATAATCGTGCTACATTATTAGCAAATGCACCTACAGCATCACGTCATGTATTAGTATCTACACCCGATAGACACTTAGTATTTTTTGGTACAGAAACAACAGTAGGTTCATCTACTACTCAGGATGATATGTTTATACGTTTCTCAGACCAAGAAAATATTGATGGTACAGATGCTTACACAGTAAAAGCAGAAAACAATTCTGGTACACAAAGATTAGCTGATGGTTCAAAAATTATGGGTGCTATTAAAGGTAGAGATGCAATTTATGTATGGACCGACACTGCATTATTTTTAATGAAATTTGTGGGTGGAGACTTTGTATTTGCTTTTGAGCAAGTGGGGACTAACTGTGGACTGTTTGGTAAAAATGCTTGTATTGAGGTTGATGGTACTGCCTATTGGATGTCGGAGAATGGATTCTTTACTTATGATGGTCAATTAAAATCTATGCCGTGTCTCGTAGAAGACCATGTTTATGATAATTTAAATGCTACTTCAAGAGATCTTATTAATGCAGGATTAAATAATTTATTTGGAGAAATAAGTTGGTTTTATTGCACAGCAGGTTCCGATCAAATCGACAGGGTAGTTACTTATAATTATCTTGATTCATCACCTAAACGTCCTATATGGACAACAGGTACTTTACCTAGAGCAGCATGGCAGGATTCTGCAGTCTTTGATCGACCACACGCAACTTATTATAGACTTTCAGACAATGCATCATCAGATGTTGTTGGTAATACAGACGGAAGTACGATATACTATCAACAGGAAACAGGGACTGATCAGATTAATGCAGGAGGAGTAATAACTGCTGTAATAGGAACTATTAGTTCTGGTGATTTTGATATTACTCAACGTAGAAGTACAACGGGACAAACAGTAGGAATGCCTGACCTTAGAGGAGACGGTGAATACATTATGAGAATTAGTAGATTTATACCAGATTTTATTTCACAAACAGGAAACACAGCAGTAAAATTTAAAACAAAATTATATCCAAACAGTAGTGAGACAACTACTTCATTTACATGTGACTCTACAACAACTAAAAAAGATGTAAGAGTAAGAGCTAGACAAATTGCATTAGAGATCGCTAATACAACTTCAAGTGAAGATTGGAAACTAGGAACATTTAGATTAGATATACACCCAGGAGGAAGAAGGTAATGGCTACTGACCAAGAAATACGAGACGCAGGTTTTAAATATATTCCTCAACAACAATATTTACAAAACCCTTTTAAAATACCTACTGCACCAGAAGAAATGGTAACTAATTCCGGTATTGTAAATACAAATGCTTTTACAAATAGTGGTGGAGATAATTTTAACTCAATGGGAAATGCTTTTGGTTATGGTTCACAAATAGAGCCGGGAGGTTCTTATGGTTCTTATGACTCAATAAATTACACTGGAGGATTAGATGGGGATGTCCAACAATATGGTGTAGGAAGACAGTTTGAAGATCCTTCAGCTAGTCCAATTGGAGAAACGTATAGTTATAAAAAAGAAGTACCTGGTTTTATGAGACTTGCGGGAGGGTTTATTCCAGGAGGCAATTTTTTATTAAATCAACTAGAAAAAAGAATAAACGCTAACAGAGATCAGCCGCCAGGAACTTATAGAATTGGTGGTTTAGATGAGAGTATGAAAGGTTATTACGACAACTTAGCTGGTTCAGGAATGTTGTTTGACGGACCTGGTGGTGTAAAAACTTTAACAGGTAAAAACTTTACAGGTAAAGGTTATCTTGAAGGTCAAATGGAATTAGCTGAAAGTTTTGGTTTTAATACTATGACCGATGAAGAAATTGATGAGGCGATAGCTGCAGAAGCAGCAAGACATAGTAAAAAACATGGGGGCAATAAAGGTTTTAAATATAAACAAATGTTAGAAGCATCACAGATGTATAAAACAAATAAAGCACAAGAAAAAAATATACAAAAAATGAAGGATTTAGCAGCAGCTGAATCTAGAAGAGAATCAGAAAGACAATATAACCCTGATGTACACGGACCAAATAATTATGGTTTGGGTAGTGATGGTAAACAATCTTTTGATTCAGGACAAGGGTTTGGTATTAATGCAACAACCGGTGGTCCTGTAAGTAATCAGAGTGGTAAAGGAAGAACGGATTGGGCTTATGGAGGACTAATAAGTTTATTATAATGGCTAAAATTGTACAATCATTAACTAGAGCTGAACCAGAATATAATCAAACTAATTTACAATCATTAGTTAGGGATTTGGATGCAGTAATTACAAAATTAAATACAACGTTTCAACAAGAAGTAAAACAGGAGATAGAAGCTAAAAGTTTCTTTTTAGAATAATGGCAGTAGTAAACCAATATAAATTTGTAGGTAAAGATAATGACACTACAGGTAATGCATTAAATGTATTTGGTACAAATAAACCAGGAGTAAATGAAACTATTATTGTAAAATCAATATTAGTGACATCAGCATCAACACCAACTGTTACTGTAACAAACGATAGTATTACAGCTATTAAATCTGCTGCTTTGACAGCTGATACGACTAAAGAATTATTAACTCAACCGTTAATAGTTGAGGGTGGAACTACCCTTACCATACAATCAAGTAACACAGGGTCATTTGACTTTGCTGTAAGTTACTTAAATATATTAAAAGAAAAGGTAGATTAATGGAAATAAAACAAGCAAAAGTAGAAGAAACCTACAGACACAAGAAAACTGGAGAGATTTTTAAAGAAAGAAAAGACTGGGAAGCTAAGGGTTATAAGAATGAGGACATGGCACAAGATGTAAAGGTCATCATGCCAGCTCTTGATTTGTTCTCAAAAACAAAGTAAACATAGGGATTAAGGTAAAATTATGGCAATATCTAGAATGCAAGAACCCCAACAAATACAATCAGGAATAGGTTCCTTACAAGATCCTAGACAGGGTTATTTTCTAG